CTCCCATGGTTCCTCAAGTGACACTGCTTCTGGCCGTGTTGCTAATAGCCACTCGCGTAAAAGACCGACTTCAGTCGTTCTGGATTCGTTCTCGTTCCAACACAGAAATTCTACAACATCTGTGCGAATTGAGTCCGAGGCCTTCGATGAGTCGATCGTCGCGAGATGTCCATCCGCCGAAGCTTCGACACACATCTTCATCGAGTGCGTCTGATCTTCTAAACGAATAAGGTGTCCTGGCCAACCAGGCGCGTTGACGAGCGCGTGACTGACCCCGTTCTGCCAAAAGTTCCTCACAACACTCTCTTCCGCAATTACGCGGTAAGTAAGTGCTGTTTTCGGGACGAAGCAGACTTTGGACGGGACATCCTCAACGATGGGCCATTCAAGGAATTCCATGAACTCCTCGTCTGCCCCTGACCACATCAGAGTAACCTCAACGGCTTCTCTGATTCTTTCAGTCAATCCAGGGAAATGACGCAGCTTCTTACTGATGTCACGGTTAGTTTCTGCCGTGGCTCCGTTGGAAAGCTTCAGACCTTTAAGGATCTTGTTGGCGTTAAACCCTCTGGTAAATCGCTGAAACCACTTTCTGACTGGCTTGAGAGCCTTCTCATCCAGCGGTGCGATAGAACGAAGGTAGTCCTCATGATCGAGGTATTCCCATTCGTTCTTAATTGCGAGCGTCGGTCTATCAAGGTTAAGCTTTGCTATGTAGCTAAAAGCCGCTCTCTTGATTCGTACCGATTCCACATCGACTTTCCCCATATAGGAGTGTGATAAAACATGATGTAAACACCATATTCTACCGTTCTCAAACTTGGTTTTGTAGCCGCAGGTCCGAATAGGATCTGTACTTAACACAGAACTGGTTAACTTTTTTAAGTCAACAAAGAACGTGTCTATCTCGTCTAAATAGATATCTACTAACATGTAGACTCTAGAAAAGACTGTATTTAGGGCTACATCGGTGCGGTTGCACTCAAGATCATAGATGTACGTGGTCCAGGTCGCAAGCGCGGACGCCATTTTGGAAATGTCGCCGCGGGAGAGATCCTCGCCATTTGTGTACCTCGCCTTCTTGAGCAGGGACCAAAACTGATCGTAATATCCCCTAACAACCTCATAGGTTGCTGAAAATTCTCGCATGATCATTACGGGTTAGGGTTGGCAGTCCATGTAGGACGCAACTGGCCTCGGATGAGCTGGTTCAGCCTCGTTGTGTCGAGTGTTGATCCAAATAACATCCCGATCATACGGCAGATTTTGTTGGACACATCGTCAAGGGTCGAATACTCGTGAATGTGTATTTTACCCACGATATGCCAGCTCTGCGGCGAGTACTTCAGAAACTCCGGTTTCTCGCTATCAGTGATCTTGTCCACCTCGAAATACTTCACGAGGATCTGGACTCCATCCTTACGAGCCGTCTGGTTCTGAGGAGAAATGGTCATGATAGGCTTCTGCTTACCATCCTTACCTGTCTCTTTAGGTATCACCGAATCGTAGACATTCGTAATACGAGTTGTCCCGAAGGTGAAATATTCCTGCTGATCCAGGGGTGATGTTGCAGAACGCAGTATACACTCGTTAGGTTCATCCGAATCGAGTGTCATGGTCGCTGGGTCGAAATAAAAGGGTTTAAGCCCTGCTAATTTCGTGCCCTCCGTGTCAAACGGAAGTATAGTGACTATTGCCATAGGTATGGCTCCTTTCTGGTGGGATGATACGCCACCGGTCGGTGCATTCCTGTGTTACAGACGCTGCACGATAAGCGCTCCGGCTTCAATAGTATGTAATATTGAGAGGCCAGATCCAGTCGTGAAAAGAGGTTGTGGGTCGAATTTTCGATTCCACTCTCTGTGGTAGTAGGTCATTTCTAACTCACTGTTCGGGTCACTGAACATGAGCTCTGGATAAAAGACCCTACCAGGGCGTACTTTTACCGCATACTTAACAGATCTAAAGCATTCCAGAAGGTTATAATTAGCCTTCCAGGCCTGCAAGTCGATTGCTTTGCATGCGTTTGAAAACGCTCCCGTAAACCAGTCGATGACGAAAGAGTAAGGTACGCGATTCCATACGGATTGTGCGGTTGGATAAACCGAACGCTCCTCTAGGAAAGCGAAAGCCCTGCTGAATCCGTTAGGTTCTGGGCGCACCGTAGCTTGCCAAGCGTAAGTGCGGGTGCCGCTAATATCTCCGAAGAAATATAGCTGCTGAAAGCGTTCCGTCTCTCGAGTCGGGCCGAGGTATCTATCCTCGGTTGCTAGTCGTACGTCAGACCAGCATCGATCGAGTTGCTCACCAATTTCTATTGCTGACTGGATGGTTAAATTGTAACCCCAATGCAGCGGAAGAAAAGTATTACTTCCTTCCTTAGCTAATTGGTCCCACGTGACGTTTCGTAGGTCTTCCGGGAGATTATTCTGTATCGCAATCTTGTCCTTTCGGAACTGATCGGATAAGTTTATAATAGATTCCCGTAATTCGAGCATATCTACGATATAATCGACGAAGTCAGTATCCAAGAGCTTATTACTCTGAATCGCTTGGCTTTGTAATGTCGTCCAGATTGTCTGACCGCCTCGATCGAGGCCCCATTCAATCCTTCCGGCATTGAAGTTGTCGTTATCGTAGATTCCAGGGACGAACGACTGTGTCCCGTAGTCGAACACGACCTGCTGTTTCCAGCGGTCTGTCAACTCGGTAAGGTAGGCTTTCGGGCGAATGAAACCCGTCTGCCACCAGTCTGGTCCATCACTGATGAATACAGTGAAACCACCCTGGAGTTTGTTGGAGGAGTTGTCCACGCTAACCCACTCACCCTTCTGGTTCTTGTACTTCCCTTTACCAGGGAGCGCAAGCTTACCAGTAAAGAAGTCAGTAGGGCTGCAATCAATTGGCTCAGAGCGTCTGCCAAAACTCATGGAGTTGGCTAGTTCCTCCGAGAAGTTGAGGACAATTTCTCCTTCCCCGGTACCATATGCCTCGCTTTGACTGCGATTTACGCAATTCCGTGTTTGGACGTTAGGTATCCAGCCCTTAGAGGACTGGTATTTCCATAACATCTTGATACGAAGCTGCCTTGTCGCGGGTTGAAGATCCCATTCGATGGTGATCTCAACGCGATCTTCGGCGAAGGCGCGGTCCCAGGCCCAAGACTGTTTTCCTGAACGTGTGAACCCGAAGAGATTTCCCTTCAAGGTATCACCAGGTTTATAGTGGTTAGGGTAACGCCCATCCGTCGTGTATGATGCACGGCGATAAGTGCGAGTACCCAACTTCCACAAACAGTCGGCACGATCAGTCGTGTCTGTGCTGGGATGTGTCCTGACCCCGATATTGGATATACCGGATGTCGTTTGCATACCAACTAGACTGCCAGTTTTGTGATAGCGCCAGAACTCGCGTTCGCGGTCTGCGCGCACTGGATCCGAATCGATACACACTTGCCCATCGATCTTGAGATGATCAACGGCGGTGCCGTTCGAATACGACCGAGACTTTCCTTGTAGGAGAAGTCGTGTTTCGTTGTCAAGCAGTCGAATACGATTACAGCAACCTGCCCTGATTGGTATTACCAGGGTCAGAGGAGCTTCCTCGATAGACGACGCCTTTTCAACGCGACCGAACACTACATACATGCTCGGTTCGTTTGGTTTTGGCCAAACTAGGTCTACCACTCGGTTTCCTCCTTTCACATTATTTTTGAAGATGACTGGCAG